TTTTATAATTCTTTAGAGAAAGCTGGCGCGTCAACAAATGACATGAAGTTTTACATGGAAGCGATTATTTCTGATTCTTCTTTGTTAATTCCACTATTAGAAAAAGGTGGTAAAGGTTTTAAAGAATGGGGCGATGCAGCTGAAAAAGCTGGCGCAATTATGACTGATGAATTGGCCGCGAATCTTTCGGAAGCTAAAAAACAGTTAATGCTGATGGATTTACAATGGCAGGGCTTAGAAAATCGACTAATAAATAATGTAGTTCCAGCAGTCAAAATGGTTATTGATAATTGGGGCGAAATAAAAGCCATTGCGATTGCTGTTTCTGCTGGTATAGCAACCCGATTTGTTCCGGCTTTAGTTCTTGCATCTTATCAACTTGGTCAAACGGCATTATTTGCCGCTCGTGCTGGTATAGGTCTTTATAGTTTTTCTAAATCGGCAGGTGTAGCTAGAAGTGCTATAGCTTTGCTTGGTGGATCTGCTGGCATTGGTATGCTGATTGCACAGTTAGCTGTAGCTGGCGGCGCTTATTATCTTATGACTAAACAAACTCAGGATGCTACGGATGCTTTAGAAGAGCAAGGTCTATCAGTGGATGAATTGCGAGAAAAGTATAAAAAACTTACCGCGTCACAACTTGCAATAAGAGGTATTCAAGCTAATGATGAAATTGAAAAGCAAACAAAAGAACTAAAAAGCCTTTTTACTGCCCTTGAACAATTTGAACATGATTTAAAAGTTCAGGGTGATGTTAATCAGCTTACAGCTATCCAGAACTATTTGAACAGTTTAAAAGAGGGTGGAGACAAGGCAAAAAATGCATTTGCCCAGTTACAAAGTCAGGGGCTAGTAAGCGAAAGCACACTCAAGTTTGTTGCTGAATTAGACTCAAAAATTAATGATGCCAACAACTCCATTAATCATCAAAAGGAAATTCAGGCATTAGTTAAAAATGTTACCGATGAAACAACTAAGGCCCAGCAAGCACAAGCTAAAGCTTTAAATATTTCGACGGAGGCATATAAGAATTTAACTAAAGCTCAACGTGATTATATTAATCAGGCCAACAAGGATGCTTTGCGTGAGAAGTATATTCAGGAAAATATGCGTGTAGGCGGTTGGACTAGAGAGAAGGCTGAATTTTTTGCTGATGCTCAAGCTAATACCAATGAAGAAAATGCATATAAAATTAAATTGCCAAAAGCGGTTGCTGATGCAGCACTTAATAGCTTTAATCGCAAAAACTATACTTTTGGGAAAGCTGAGTTAGAGGCAATTGCTCGTGCACAAGGTATTGCTAAGGCAAATAATTTTGCTCAGATTGAAAGTTTGTATGGTTTGCCTGCTGGAACATTAGCAGCCTTGATTCTTCAAGAGTCTGGGGCGAATGCTGGAGCAAAAAGTCATACTGGGGCAATGGGTCTTTTTCAAACTACTAGCGT